CAATGGGTCCAGAAGCTATTCAACAGTTTATTAATCCAGAAGAAGTTGTCAAACGTTTGGCTGCTGCATCTGGTATTGACGTACTCAACCTTGTAAAGAGTATGCAAGAAATCCAAGCTGAACAGCAGCAAGCCATGCAACAACAGCAGGCTATGATGGCTCAACAGTCAGCACCACAAATGGCTGCTGTTGAACAGAAACGAGAGCAAGCTGTGATGCAAGCCGCACAACAACAACAACCACCTAATCCTCAATGAGTGAAACACTAACTTCCACTGATGCACCAGCAGATCAACCTGAATTGAATGCTGATGAACAAGAGTCTCTAGCTATTGCTGAGGCTAATGAATCTGAACAGCAACAGTTGTTGGCAGGTAAGTTTGATAGTCCACAATCTCTTGAACAAGCCTACCTAGAACTACAGAAAAAACTTGGGGAACCTCGCGATGAAGTACAGACCACCGAAGACGAGGTTGAGCAAACAGAGACCGACTCAGAAGAGTCAGAAGAGTCAGAAGAAACAGAAGAAACTGACAATGAACGACTGACAGAAGAGCAAGCTCAACAGTTGTTTAAAATGTGTGGCGGTGAAGAAACATACCAAGACATGATGCGTTGGGCTGCTGATACTCTTTCTAAAGAAGAAATCGGCATGTATGATTCTGTAATGGGATCTGGTAATGCAAGTTCTATTTACTTTGCAGTTCAAGCATTGAATAATAAATACACAGATGCCGTTGGTTCTGAAGGACAACTCCTGACTGGTCGTGGTTCTGCTGAATCTAATGCTGTGTTCCGTAGTCAATCAGAACTTGTGCAGGCTATGAGTGATCCACGTTATGATAGTGATCCTGCATATCGATCAGATGTCATGGCTAAACTTGAAAACTCTGACCTTGCTTTCTGATGATTGAATGCCCACAATGTACTGTACAAGAACAGTACGTTCTAGAACAACTACAGACTTCTGCTGGTGTAACAGATCGAACTGCCCTTGCTGTTATTATGGGTAACATCTATCAGGAGTCAACGTTTAAAGCAAGCGTCTGTCAGGGAGGTGCTATCATCCCTTACGATCAATGTCTTAAGGGTGGTTATGGTATAATCCAATGGACATCAAAGCATCGCTATAATGGACTAGGTACTTTCTGTGCTAAACAAAATGCTGATCCTAGTTCTTTAGAATGTCAGACAGCTTACATGATTCATGAGCTAAGATTTAGGGATGACCTTAGCTCATTTCTGACTAACCATCAGACAGTCCCTTACTATATGAATGCTGCATACTACTGGTTAGGTTGGGGCATCCATGGTAATCGAACAAAACATACTTATTCTTTTCTAAACAAACTACAATGAAATCTATTATTGCTGCCGGTTTCCTCCTCGGCTGTGCTCAAGGCGCTATTGCTGGTCCGTACGTTAATGTAGAAGCGAACTCTGGCTGGTCTGGTAACGATTACAGTGCCACCGTTATCGATAATCACGTGGGTTACGAAGGTGACAACTGGTATATTCAGGGCGGTCCTGCTATCGTCAGTGCTGATGGTGCAGATGCTGAACTGGAACTGTCTGGTAAAGTCGGTGCATCAATGCCTTTGTCGGAATCAGTTGATCTCTATGGTGAGATCTCTTTTATGACTGGTGATGAAGATACTTCTTATGGTACCAAAGCTGGTATTAAGTGGGTATTTTGATGAACGACACACAAATTTGGCCCACCGAAACCCCAATGCAAATCATGGATGTAACTGAAACTCACAATGAACGTGCAGAAAGACTTAACGGCAGGCTTGCTATGCTTGGCGTCATTGCTGCTATTGGCAGCTATGTTGTAACTGGTCAACTTATCCCTGGAGTCTGGTAATGCCACAAGGTAAAGGAACATACGGAACAAAGAAAGGTCGTCCACCTAAAAAGAAATAGTCATGGCTAAACCTGGTCTTTATGCAAACATCCACGCTAAGCGTAAACGTATTGCGGCTGGTAGTGGAGAAAAGATGCGCAGCGCAGGGAGCAAAGGTGCTCCTACTGCTAAACAATTTAAGCAAGCAGCTAAGACTGCTAAGAAAAAATAGCTAAATAGAATAAGGGAGGTGCAATTCCTCCCCTAGCTCTAGACAGCCAAGTCTTTAAACTGGTCTTACTTACTGACTACAGAACGACAATGCACTATTACTTTCAATGAACACAACACTTGCAAGACAACAACGAAGTAACTGGGATGAGTTTTGCTCATGGGTTACCTCTACAAACAACCGACTTTACGTTGGCTGGTTTGGTGTACTTATGATTCCAACCCTGCTAGCTGCCACAACCTGTTTTATCATTGCCTTCATTGGCGCACCCCCAGTAGACATCGATGGTATTCGAGAACCAGTTGCAGGATCTCTCCTGTACGGAAACAACATTATCTCAGGAGCTGTCGTACCCAGTTCAAACGCAATTGGGCTACATCTCTATCCCATCTGGGAAGCCGGTTCACTTGACGAATGGCTTTACAACGGCGGACCGTATCAGCTGGTCGTCTTCCATTTCCTTATCGGTGTCTTCGCTTACATGGGACGAGAATGGGAACTTAGCTACCGGCTAGGAATGCGCCCATGGATCTTTGTTGCATACAGCGCACCAGTTGCTGCTGCTACTGCCGTCTTTCTTGTCTATCCCTTTGGACAAGGATCCTTCTCTGACGGAATGCCGCTCGGTATCTCTGGTACTTTCAACTATATGTTGGTCTTTCAAGCGGAACATAATATCCTTATGCATCCATTCCATATGCTGGGAGTTGCTGGCGTCTTCGGCGGCGCTTTGTTCTCTGCTATGCATGGCTCTCTGGTTACCTCCAGCCTTATCCGTGAGACTACTGAAGAGGTAAGCCATAACAAAGGATATAAGTTTGGACAGGAAGAAGAGACGTATAACATCGTAGCTGCACATGGATATTTTGGTCGTCTTATTTTTCAGTATGCTTCTTTTAACAACAGCCGCAGTCTCCACTTCTTCCTTGCTGCGTGGCCCGTCGTGGGTATCTGGTTTACCGCCCTCGGCGTCTCCACCATGGCGTTCAACCTCAATGGATTTAACTTCAATCAATCCATCACTGATCGCCAAGGGCATGTTATCAATACGTGGGCAGACATCTTGAATCGAGCTGGTCTCGGTATGGAAGTCATGCATGAACGCAATGCCCACAACTTCCCACTGGACTTGGCGTCTGCTGAGACTACTCCAGTGGCGCTGACGGCTCCTGCCATCGGCTAATCTTCGTACGTTCATCTATGTTTGAATTATCTATTGACGATGGAGCTGCACGTATTATTCGTAATGCTCTACAAGAATACAAAAAAAATTGGTCCGGTGGTCATCCACAGGAACAGCTTGACATTGAGTTCTTAGAGATGCAGTTCAATCGTATGGTATTAGAGATCGAACTAGACGCATAATTGCCTAGCATGGAACGGGGCTAGGGTTCTACGGAGAACTATTATGTCTATCAATCTCATTCGTTTCCTTGCATCACAGAAAAAGAAAGCCCAGCGTTATCACACTGACGCTCTTCGTTATCGTGGTGTAGTGTATAAAGAGATCGGCTAGATCACACTATTCTGTTATTTAAAATGAATAAAGAAAGGAAAAAACGTAAGGAGTTTAAAGCTAAAGCGTTTGTCACTGTTGGTAGTAAACATCCAGCAGCAGATAGAGCAGCTAAAAAAGGCAAGACTCTACCTTTGCACAAGCAGGCACCAAAGACTCAACAGGAAGCTTTCGCTAGAAACTTTTATCGTAACGAGCTAGGTTTATCTAAAGGTAAATCAGCGAGGCTTGCTCAATTTGCATCTGCAGGTAAGTTGGATACTAGGAACTATGGTACAACAGCTCCTACAACACGGGCGCAGGCGCAGATGATGATTAAAAGAAATAAAAAAAATAGATAGCAGATGGTGTAGAGGGGGTTCGACTCCCCCTCCTGCTCTATGGCACTAAGCCCGTACGCGGATACCTTAGCTGCCGTCTAGACGGTGGGATAGACCACACATATACAATTAAATAACTCTGAACGTTCAGAGAGTCTATAATAACTCTCTATAAAATGGCTTTTCAATCTACTGTAAACCCCGCTCAGCTTACTCAGCTGGGCCAGGCTAACCTTTCTGGTGATAAACGCGCTCTCTACTTGAAGTTGTTCAGTGGAGAAATGTTCAAAGGCTTCCAGAACAATACGATCGCTCGTGATCTGATCATGAAGCGTACACTTAAGAACGGCAAATCTCTGCAGTTCATCTTCACAGGTCGTACCAAGTCTGAGTTCCATACTCCTGGTAACAGCATCCTGGGTGATACCAATGGTGCACCCCCGGTGGCTGAAAAGACCATCACGGTAGACGATCTTTTGATCTCCAGTGCATTCGTTTACGAACTCGATGAAGTTCTGTCTCATTACGATCTGCGCTCTGAGATCTCACGTAAGATCGGCTATGCTTTGGCAGAAAAGTATGACCGTCTTGCATTCCGTGCTATTGCACGTGGTGCACGTCAGGCTTCTCCTATTAGTGCTACTAACTATGTTGAGCCCGGTGGTACTCAGATCCGTGTTGGTGCTACTACCAATGATTCAGACGCATATGTTGCGGCTAACCTGGTGTCTGCATTCTATGATGCAGCCGCTGCCCTTGACGAGAAGGGTGTCTCTAGCGATGGCCGTGTTGCCGTCCTCAACCCCCGTCAGTACTACGAACTGATCCAAGCTGTTGGTTCCAACGGCCTGGTCAACCGCGATGTTCAGGGCTCTGCTCTGCAAAGCGGACAAGGTATCATCGAAATCGCTGGTATCAAGATCTACAAGTCCATGAACATTCCGTTCCTGGGTAAGTATGGTACTGCTTACGGTGGCACCACTGGCGTAACCGCTCCTGGTAACACTGGTTCCTTCGTCGGTGAAACCATGGAAGATGCTTCTGGCGCTTCTACTGGTATCAACAATGATTATGGTACTGCTTCTGAAGTTGGTGCTAAGTCCTGCGGTCTGATCTTCCAGAAGGAAGCAGCCGGTATGGTCGAAGCTATCGGTCCCCAGGTGCAAGTCACCTCTGGTGATGTGTCCGTGGTCTACCAAGGCGACGTGATGCTCGGCCGTTTGGCTTGTGGTGCAGACTATCTGAACCCTGCTGCAGCCGTTGAGCTGTATGTTGGTGCTTCTGCTCCTTCTGCATTCTGATTTTTCTATACGGGAGTCCTTTCGGGGACTCCTTTTTTTTAATTATTTATTGAGAATAATACTCATTTGCAATTATGGCCTTCCCTACTACTGGCTCCAACACTGAGCTACAAGCTGTTAATCAGATCCTGGCGTCAGTTGGTCAGGCTCCTGTTACTACACTAACAACTGATGAAACTTTCGTACTAAACGAATTTGCTAGTTTCACTGGTTCTATTTCCGGTACTACTCTAACTACTACAACAGCTGACATCCCAGTCGGTACTTATATCGGCGGTCAAAATGTGGCTACTGGTACATCTATTGCCGTCGCAGGTGTAGAGGTATCTCCTGCTACAGACCCTGTTACATATACTTATACTATTAACATTTCACAGACTGTTAGTAGTCAAACCTTGACACAATCAACTGTTAAAAGTAGAGTTGAATCACAAACCAACCCGGACGTTGCGATTGCACTCAACACCCTTAGAGAAGTGTCGCGAGAAATACAATCAGAAGGCTGGTCTTTCAATAAAGAATACGACTATCCTCTTACACCAGATTCAAATGATGAAGTAGTTATTCCTAATAACATGCTTCAAGTAGATTTGAATTCTACCTATACACAGAACATGGATAGGGATGCTGTCAATCGTGAAGGCAAACTTTATGATAAGACTGCTCATTCATTTGTCTGGACAGACGAAACACTATATGTTGATGTTATTTGGTACTTTGATTGGACTAGTATCCCTACTCCTATTCAAGCATTTATCATTGCTAAATCTGCTACCATTGTATCTAGTAGAATTATTGGTGATCCTAATCAGTACTCAATGTTGCAACAAAAGGAAGCCCTTGCTCAGTCTACAGCCCTAGAGTATGAGTGTAACCAGGGAGATTATACATTCTTTGGTAGTCCCAAAGGTAAGAATTTCTATCAAAGCTATCAACCGTTCCATACTCTTATGCGATAATGCCAGCAGTAACACAACTAGTACCGAATTTTCTTGGCGGTGTATCCCGTCAAAATGATGACAAAAAATTGTTAGGACAAGTAACTGAATGCATCAATGGTTA